TCTTTAACAACTAGAGCAAGACCACGTTCTGCATTATAGTTTGCAGAGTCTTCATCTAGTTCCTCAATAAAACGAATTTTTACTGATTGACCATCGGCAAGTTTTAGCCACTTTACCTTTGGTGAGTTTTCATCATACTTTGGCTTGTCGAGCAGGGCATTAATATTTTTGAGTCCCTTTACTACGCTCATATATTTCTCCTTTGTTTGTTATATTTATTTTAGCATAGCAGATATAGAATTGTCAAACTGAAACTCAAGTTTTTTAATTGACTCATCATCCATATCTCCTATATCTTTGTATTTTTTATCTAGATTAACAATAGTTACTCTTGACCCAAGTTTTTCAATTAACTTTTCTGTCATAATAACTCCTGCTTCATCATTGTCTGCTATTAGTACAACGTTGTTGAAGTACTTCTCTAATAGTCTGATCTGTGATACAGACACATTAGCACCCAGAGTTGCAACTGCTGGGAATCCTACTTGGTCAAGTCTAATTGCATCAAAAGATGATTCTACAACATAGACTGTGCTTGATGCTTTAACTTTATTTAAATTAAATAATATTTTACTTTTAGGCAATCCTGGAGTGTTCTTAAATTCTTTTCCTTCTATAGTCCTAGCAACAAAACCTAAACACATTCCATCGTGGTTGTGCATTGGAACAGTTACTGAATCTTGTTTTTCTGAGTATCCTAAAGTAAACTTTAACATAGATTCTTTGGTTATCTTTCTACCTTCAAAATATCTAACTGCTCTAGGCGACTCCATAGCCTGATTGTTTAATCTTTTAATTAGTAGTTCGTCATACTGAACAAAGTCTGGAGGTGAGTATAGTGTTTTATTTATAACGCTAGTTAGGTCAGTCTCTTGACCCTTACCCTTAATATATCTAACAGCCTCAAAGTATGTCCTGTTTGATATTGTCATCACAAATTCTTCTAGACTTTTTGTAACTTGGCATCCAAAACAAAAAAATCTGCCATGCTCTTTTGATACTTCTCCTGCTGGAGTTCTACTGTTATTATGATATGGACAGTATACGATTAATTCATTACCAAACTCTGCCTCAACATCTACGCCAATTCCATTTAAGACTCTTCTAATCTGATCTTCTGTATAGATGTCTGTCATATTATTTACCATCTTCATAATCTTTATAACGATAGTATCCCTTGTCAAAGTCTACCTGCACTAAAAAATCACCCATAAACCCATTACGATTCTTTCTAAAAACGCACTCAATAATATCACTATTAGTGGCACGACCAAGCGCCATAACCCAGTCAGCATCGTAAGCAATTTGTCTAGACCATGCGGTTTGACCAAGTGTTGGAGCGCTGCTTAGGTCCTTGACATCATCTGGTGTTGCAGAAGAGATAGCAATAATAGGAACTTCTTCGCTAATAGCCATGAGTTTAAGTTCTCGTGAAAGGTTCTTCATTCGTACCGTTTCATTATCGGACTTTTGGTTTGGACTCATAAGTTGTAAATAGTCTACAATAACAAAGTCTGGTTTGTACTGATCAATCTTTCCACGAATAACAGATGGAGTTACTTCTCCACCGTTATCATTTGAAATAATATGGAACTCTGGTCTACCCTCTACTTTATTTTTATGCCAACTCTTTAGCATATCTAGTTCAACTTCACCATTGCTAAGTTTTCTATGTGACCAAACACCCTCACCCATAATTGCAAAAACTCTATTACGAACTTCTGTCTCAGACATTTCAAGAGAAATTACCAGTGGAGACTTACCTTGTTTCCAAGCCTGCACTGCAAAGTATAACGCCATCCAAGATTTACCAATTCCAGGATAGGCAAGAAAGACCCCTAGTTGACCTGGCATAATTCCAGAAGGTAGGTAGTTATCAAAACCTGGCAAGTTGGTTTTAATTCCAAGTTGACCATTTTCTTTTTGTTTTTGTACATTTTCATAGTATGCAATGGCAGACTCTAAATCCGTTGCATCAATATCACGTATAGCAGAAGTATTCTTTTTTAGTTCTGAAGTCTTAGTAATTAATTCATCAAGGGCTTTTGTTCCTTCTCCACCCTGAACTTCTCCAGCAGCAGATCGAAGTATATCCTTAAGGCTGTCATTTAGGTATTCTGTTTGCAACTCTTCTAGGTGATGCTTTGTAGCACCAATGCCAGCAACTGGCTGGAAGTCTCTAAACTTTTCTACAACTAAAGATACTGGAGGAACACTTCCATTATTTTCAAAATATAAACGAATAAAATTCCAAATATCATTATGAGTTCTAAGAAGATTTTCAACGTTTGCCTGTAGTAAAACATGCATTTGCTTATCTTCAAGAAGTGCGGATATAACTCTTGCTTCTGTATTATTCACTAAGCCACTCCTTTGCCAACCGTCTACGCTCTAGTCTATCTTTATCGTCTTGCTCTTTATCAATTTTACCATTAAGAATTTTTTCTGCATTGTATGTAAAATAATTCCAACTGGGTTCTTGTGCCACACTAAAATAATACTCTAGTAAATCGTAACACTTGCTAATACCATACGACTCTACAAGAGCATCAGAAGCCCACTGTTCTACATTTAAGTTTAAGGATGGCTTCTGCTCATACTTTGCTGTATGTAACTTACTGTACCTACTGAGCAAAGCCATACGGTCTTTGCGTTCAGCCATTATGCTTCGGCAGCCTCTTCTTGTGCTTCTTTGATCTTCTCTGTAAGTTTATCTTCTACAAACTTGTAGACACGTTCAAATGCCTGGTCTGTAGTTTCACCTTCACGCTTACCATCAACGATGCCCAAATCAAGTCTCAATGATTGGAAATTACCCAAATTGAGAGTGTATCCAAGAGTTACGTTTACCTTTGTTGAATCGTTTTCCATTACCCCACCCATTTCATAGTTTTAAATGCTCTCAGACCAAACAGGAATAAATCTTCCGTCTTCAGTCTTCGTATATGTAAGTATACCGTCTCCCATTCGCCGTGTCAACTCCTGGCTTGTAGGCGTACTATTATTTGTTATTAATCCATCTTTTCTTGGTTGTCCTATATGTATACTTGCAAGTATAGCACGGATCTCTCTAACATGATCTTCTGAGTAATAAGATCTAATTTGAAATCCAGTCTTACCATTAATACTAGAACCAATTGGTCTTGGAATTACTCCTCGTTTAATTAAACTTGGCATATACTTTCTATGACGATTAACTAATTTAGCAGTCTCAGCAACAGTATATGCTCGTTGTCTATTTTTTCTAAAGTCAGACCTCAAGCATGTTTCTATTCTGTCTTTATTAATATTATAAACTGTTACCATTCCAGTTGAGCGTGAACTATGGTATAGCCTTACAAGGTCCCCGTTTAAAAACCAAACCTTTTGATTTCCTTTTATTACAGGGTCGTTATTGTACTGCTGGCTCTGGATTTTTCCTTTTGCAGTATCCATCTACCTTGCTCACTTTCTGAAGGAGGGTGAAAAAATTGTCTAGACCCACACAGCATACAGAAAATTTCTATATGTTCGGTTGTACTGTATTGTCTATCGACAAACATACGACCTTTGCATTTTTTGCAAAAAACCATTTCCCACCCTTAATGTTAGTTTGGTATGCCAAGAATAATTAAATTAACTGCTAAAGACAGGTCTCCAGAAGCACCGAATCTTACGATTCCTTCTACCCTAGATGTTGTAACTACTTTTAAAATAACAGTTGCGTTTTGACCAGCAGGTGTGTTTCCAACGTTGATTATAGTAGCCGTTGCTATTGGTTGATACTTAAAATCACTTGGAAAATCATATGAAAATGTTTTTTCGTTTCCAGCGGATACTGTTGAGTTGTTTGCAATTTCAACATATCCCCCAATCATTCTAGCCTCAGAAGTTTTTACACTCTGCTTACCAGCACTAACCGTATCGACTGTTGTGTAGTTGTAGGTTGCTGATGAAACCTGTGTTGATAAATCATTAATAGTATCAGCCAACTGATAGATATATGTAACATCTAGCGGTTGTCCTCGTTCTGGTAGCGGTACTTTAGCCATTATCTCTCCATTATATCATTAGATCGTGTGCATTGCAGGGCTATAAACCAAAAGATTTGAAGAATCTCTTGAAATTGGTTCACCTTTTAAATAAACTTCAACAGTAATTCTGTTTGGTGCTTGTGTTTGATCAACCCCATTAATATAAAACGTAGTTGGGTGCACAAGATTAATTGAATTACCAGAAATTCTTTGAACATAATTAAAATCTCCGTTTCCTGCAGCCCTGCTCCATTTTACCCATACATCGTAATCTTTTGCTTGTCGTATAATTTGACTACCTATTTTAACAGTCACGGTATCCCAAGCAACCGTAGTTATACCAGATGACACAATAGAAATGTTTCCTGAAACATAAACATATTGTGGGTCAATAGTAACTATTGGAGACCAATGAGAAGATCTGTTTTTATCTTCAGACACTACCCTGTATCTAACATCATATTTTTCTGTAGAACTGCTTATAGTTGGAAGGTTTTCTTGCTCAATTTTAATTTTTTTAATAACTTCATCAACCATTATGTTACTCCAACTGAAAATCTAAATTCAATATAGTTGCTTGTATTAGGAAATTTTATAATTGACTCAGCACCTTCTGTTTTAATTAGTGAGTAACCAGTCAAACCATAAAGTGGGTTTACTGTTGCAACATTTTCTAATCTAATAGCATCAAGTGCAACATAGTAATTTTCTGAAGGCACTCCACCATCAATTACACATGCATAAATTTTAACTACTGTTACGGCATTCCATGTAAAGTTTGCACTTGTATATAACTCTTGAAGTTGTTTTGTTACGACAAAATATCTATTAGTTGAAAAATCTTGAACTAAATCTGGGTTTCCAGATGTTCCGTGATTTATCTCTGCTTCAAACCTTGCAAACTCTCCACTTAAATCATCTGTTGATGCAAAGTCAACTAAAATTCTAACAGTGTCTGGGATTGATCCTGAGTCTCCATCTTTATTAACTAAAGAAAATGCCAACTTAAGTTCATCAATTGGGGAGTTTCTAGTAAAGTCAACGTTTGCTCCAGTTAAGTGGACGTGGTTTGATCCATTTTCTACAACAAAGTGATCTTCTGTTGGACCGCTATCTTCACTTATTGTTAAATCAGAATCATCACCTTGTATAAAGATTGTATTATTTAAAAATCGACATCTTTCATATCTTACTGCACGAGATGGTTTATAAAATATAGCGTTATCTGCATTTGTTTGAAACACAGCATCAGCCACAGCAATAATATTATCATCTTCTGGATCATCTAATGGAGCAGAATATAAATTGATAGCAGTCACTGCATCTGCTGTATGGTGTTGCCAATTTTCTGCAGTAGTAAAAGCAAAAACAGTTTTACTGTCATATGCTCCAGCAGAGGGGTTAGATCCTGCTGAATAAATGCCAACCTCAGTAATTTCATATCTTTCTTCTGTTGGCAATTCTGCTGTTAAAACAATTTTATTAAGACCATTTTCATTAACAAACCCTCTTGATGATATTGGAACTCTAAACATTTCAAAATCTAAGGCTTCTTTTGTAGAAAAATCTCCTTGTACGTCGCCAGTGTCTAGCGGTGTTGGACCACAGCCTACAGCAATATATGAGGCATAGGCAGGTGCCTGTCCAAGCATATACTTTCCAATAATGCTTTTACCTGTATTGGTTATCATGAAACTATTTCTCCAAATTCCGCTTCATATATTGTACCACTTACAGTGATTTCTACCTCAAGTTGTTCATCAGGCTCAACGTTTACAGCCTCAATAATAAGGTTTCCGTTTATAGAATCAAGGTAGACGTGGGTTCCATTGGGACCAGTTCCAGGACTAGGTATTTTATTTTCAAGTTTAATTGGAAAATTGGCAAAATACTTATCAGATGTAGACTGCAGACTAAGAATATTGTTTGGATTATACTGTTGCTGGATAGATGATAAATTTTTAATTGGTTGGTATGAAATTTGTTGACCATTAATAATATCATTACGAGCAATATTTATTAATTCTTGACCACCAATATTTTCAAATATAAGGTCTGTCATTACCTCAATTCGTAAGTCATCATCGTTAAATAAAACAGTATCAATTGGTGCAGTTTTAACTGGTAGTGGTGGAGGTAATGCTGCTGCAACGGAAGCGGTAGTTATATCTGCTGGAGTCAGTGGAGTTGGATTTGTAGATCCCCCCCAAGAAGAATTTGATGAAGATGTAGTATTTGTTGTATTTGTGCCTACTGTATCCGTAACGGTAGTCTTTGATTCACTTTTTTCTTCAACTTTTTCTTCTACGGTTGATGTGACAATTGGTGGCTCATTTATTGGTTTTGGAACATCTATTATAGGTGTTGTAGATTTTGGAGGAGTAGATATTTTTGATGGAATTTTTACAGTTGTTCCAGCAAATATAGTATTGCCACCTTTATATTTTGTATCTTCTGTAAATTTTGGATTAGCGGCAAGAATTGCCTTTACTGTAGTGTTGTTTTCTTTGGCAATAGATGAAAGAGTATCTCCTCTTTCAACCTTTACCGTTATTGGTTTTGTTGGTGTAATTGCAGCCTTTTTTACGCTTTGTGGAACATCTCCACTACCGCCGTCAGAGAGCATGTTGCCATAAAACCTCATTTTACACCTCGCTCAAATATGCAGTCATGCTCGGTCCATCAGTTCCTCTTAAGTACTCAATATTATATACCACAAATCTACTTGTATCAGATGCAACAAGGTCTAGCCCAGTAGAATCTTTATAATCAATTGTAACTATGTCTCCAAGTTGCAATGTTGGAATAGAAAATAATTGAATACCAATAGATTTTTTAGGATGCATAATTTTATTAATAATCCACCCCATCAATGCCTCAGCATCATCTGGAGTTTGAACATACATACTGTCTATACTAAATTCGTTTTTACCATAGATCATTCTGCTCTGCCTGATTTCATCATATTTAGATTTTTCTACAAGAGGAGAGTAGGCAAGTGTGTCACCTTTAAACTCTGGATCAGATAAATTTCCACGTTTTTTAAAATATTCGTCAACCGTTAGTTCATGTGTTGTGTCTTGTGTAAACGTAATTCCTTGTATTCTTAAAAAGTTTCCTGTTGTTTCATCTAGGCTTAAAGCCTTATCCGTAGCGTTAAAGATTAAAAATTCTGCTCCATAAGAATCTGCTTTAAATCCTGAAGTTGTGTACCCCTTGATCCTATCAAGTGTTGGTGATAATTGTGCATAAAGAGCAGGGTAAGCACGGTCATACTTAACATCAAAATATGCACATTCACGCATAAGAGTCCCAAACTCTTCAAAATACATATTATATTTTGGTGGCTCTTGTGCACTAATTCCAGAAAGATATGTGGACTGAATTATTCCACTCATTGCATATTTTGTAAATGATTCGTTAGCGTTAATTTTTGTATCTGAAAGGGCAGAGGAAAGGGTTTCTCCAACAGTAAATACACTATTCTGAGAATAGTTTTCTGAAAGTGCATAGATGTTTTCAAACATAACTCTTGAAGATCCACGGGTAAACAAAGCCATATTATTATAGATTGGAAGTGGATCTGAATCATCAACAACTTTTATAAGTTTATTGTTAATGTATAAATAGAATCTTCTAATTTTACCAATGTCTTGATACTCTACGGATAAATCATAAACCGTTGGATTATCTTCACCAGACATTCGATATTGCCCAGTAAATCTTCCGTCGTCTACAAGTATTTTTGAAAGACCTCCCCAAAGTTTAACAGGAATTGCGTTATTATTTGAAGAGTCTTTTTTGACTTTATAAAAAACTATATTGTTAATGGATTTTTCAGCCTCACCTTTTGTATTTAATTTTAAGTATGAGTTAATATTATCTTCAGTCAATGCAATAACTTCAAAATAGTATCCGTTATTTGTTTCTGGATTTAGTAGAACTGCAAGCCCACCGCTTCCACCACCAATGTTTACGTTTTGATCTGGTTGTGTACCTGAAGCCTGATAGTATGTCGTACTGCCAATTGGGGTCTGAGTTCTACTAGTATTGTTTTCAATTTTACCAACTATTCTCATTCTTGTTCCAAAATGTTTATAGGCATTATTAAGTGATTTATAAACATAAGATACAAAATTAAGTGGAACATCTGTAGTTTTAAATGATGGACCATTCATAACAAATGCAGATGATTGAATAGTTCCAGTCTGAGTGCTTTTTAAGTTATTAACCTGTGTTTCAGTTAAATAATTGGTTGCCATAAAGTTTTTAATAATTCCATTGCGTGTTGTTTGTTTTGCAAGAACATTGTCAACGCCTGCTGCACCAACAGTAGTTGCTGGGTATGTAACATCTTCATCTAATTGTGTTGTAAACATAAAGCCAGCCTGCATATTACATCCACGAACATAATCGTTATTAGACCAGTAATCACTTATACCAGCAGTATGCTCAGTTACAGTTGTACCAAACTGACCACGACCATGGTCAACAACTGCTCCATTTTGTAATCTTGTTATTCCGTCAACGGTTTCATAATATGGAGTTGAATATATTCTAATTAATCCCGTTGGATAAATTTTACCATTAAAAGGTATTGATGAAAAATATCTTTGATATTCTTGGTTACTACTAATCCATACGTTTCCAGTTCCAGTAACATTAAACTCGGCAGCGTCATACCTAATAATTTCACCATTTGAATATAGATATCCATCATATCTGGTTAGCCAATAAATATTTTCACCTAAATCAACTATATTATTAATAACTGAATGGTTTACTACTGTAGGTACTGCTGAAGATAATATTGAGTTTAGTGGCATTGCCCCTAAAACATAAGCACTACCTTTTTGTGTTAATGAGTTAACGGTTTTTAGTTTATCTGTGCCAGAAACTTCCCAAAGTAAAGATGGTTTATATAGCCAAGTTTTTTCACTTGCAAGAAAAAATGGCTGTTCAATAGATCCATAGGTTCGTTGAATATATCTAGTTGTATAGTTAATTTTTCCATCATTATAAATCTTTTTATCTTGTGATGCTATAGAGAGGATGTTTGGCAAGTTTCCAGATGTTGCATTCTCGGTTACCCCTGCATCTATTTGATTGTTTGATCCTGAAAAAATAAAGTCTGTTGATCTTTGAGCCTCGGTTGGCATTAAATAATCTTTACTCATTACTATAAAGTTGTTATACTCATCAAAAAACATTGCTGTTTGTGTTGCTAGGGCTAGTTGATTTAAAACCTGTGCAACGTTTTGATCTGGTGCAACAAAAAAGTATGGGATGATTGGATCTGATTCTCCAGTTGTTCTTCTAAATGTATAGTTTGTAAAACCAATATAGTCAAGAAGAGTTGTTATGGCATAACTTAAAGATGTTTGAGTTGTTAATAATCTTGGTGCTGGCATTGACTCTAAAAAAAAGAAAAAATCTCTAAGGCTAATTGATATTGTTCCAGCAGTAACGTCCGCTTGAGGAAAACCTTCTGAGTATAAAGTTTTAATTGGAACGTAATAGTCAAACCCATCGACATCTAAAATTATTTCGTAAAAATTAAATTTTATATTTTTGCGAATATAGTCTGCAACAATACTTGATGAGTTATTTTCATTAAATGCTTGATCGTCGTCAAACAAAGATATGGTTCCATTTGAAGCAAGAAGTTGTCCAACTGGTAAAGATGTTATACCAATATCAGAAAGTGTTTTTGTAATTTTAAAATCAACAACCTTATTAGAAATATCAAGCACTAATCTAGGAGACATTTCGATAAGATCAAAGGTAGAGTCAAATTTATTCATTGTGTCTACTACAACTCTGATACCACGTATATATTGAAACTCTCTATAAGTTAAATCCCCCGAAATATCGTTATCAAATGAGTCTGGAGATGTTAAGTCGGTTACAAAGTTTGTATTATTTGCAACCTCTTCTGAACCTAGTTGCCATCCATATTGTGGGGTAAATGTTGCATAGTCGCCATTAGTCCATATATGAAATGTTCCACGATCCCCCTCATTTTCAATAATAAGATATGCATAGCCTTCAACAGATGTTTCTGGTAACAATATATCAGACGATAATGTTGAAGCAAAAATAAAAGAGTCTTTGTATTCTTCTGGAATAATTAAGCCATATTCAAGTTCTACATATCCATCAGTATCTATAATTGGTTCACCAGAAGTACGTGTATCATTTTCTCTAAAGGAATATGCATCAACCCAACTATTTTCTTTTAGGTACTGGACCTTCCATCTGCTTGGAGTTGTCTTGTTTAGTGTTCCAAATAGTGGGTCAGTTATTGATGTGGTTGCAGTTGTAAAGGGTCCAAGGTCTACATCTCCAACATTTGTCTGCATCTTTATAACAATTCTATTTGTTGGTACGTTATTTTTATACACAACAAATGGAACTGCATCATCAATATAATAAAGGTTGTTTGATATATTTTTTGCAATGCCGCGCTCAATATTGTTTTCTGTTCTGTATGATGTCCAATACTTAAACTCATCATATCTTGAAGGCATATAATATCTTGGTCTTTGTGCCATAGATGCACCAGAGTTTGCTATAAATCTATTACTAAAATATAAAGGTTTATTAATTCCAGATCTGGGTCTAAATGGTTTTAGGCAATCCTCTAAAGAGTATATCATCTTCATCTTATCTTTAATTGATGTAAATAGTTGAGGAACGTCACTATTGGTAAAACCACCGTCAATCACAACATCAGCATCCGTTGCGCCTGTAAAATAATTTCCAGCGTCTAACTGATCAAAGTCGTTTGGCAATGTAAAGTATTGGGATGTATTATCAAATGGTCTGTATCTGTAGTTGCCAAGTTTAAATATATTATCTGGCATATTCATATTCCACTCAGCCAAAACAAGTGATTGCAACTTAACTGTTGCAGATGTTTGTAGATGTGTTTTTAATTCTTCATTTACAAACACTCTAGACCTCTTCCAGCGTTACCGAAATATTCCAAAGATCATGGTTGTTACCACCACGTTTTACAACAGTATAATTAAAGTCAGCAAAATAAACTTGCATAATTTGATTATATTGTGCTAGGTGACCATAAGCAGCATTGTCCTTGCCAAAATTACTATACTTATCATATGCTAGATACATCCAGAATGGACCCTGATGATTTTCATACCAGTCAAGTAGTTCTACGCCACCAGCGCCACCGTCTGCTGTATATTCTTGACCTGATACATTTTTGTAGGGAGAAGATCCAGTTGTAGGATTAAAATCGGCAGGTAAATGAAAACCTCTAGATGGAAGATTATTCCAAGATAGGGACATAGTTAACTTATCTGCAATATGATAAGACCTCATCCTACCATTGATAGTTCTTTGACGTTGTTCTATTCTTGTTGGTTTAAATTGAAGTTCCCCTCGATTATGGTCAGATAGGATAAGGAACTGGTCTAGAAGGGCTTCGTCAGCCCCCTCTGGGGCATCTACGCCTATTTCATACCCTACTGGTACATAAACTCCATCTTGTAGAGTTCCAGCGTTCTCAGACCAAAGCAGAGCCTGTGGACGTTGATATCTACGACGACCTGTTAAATATGCTGCGGTAGCCATTATTTCTGCCCTCTAATTCTCTGTGAATCAATATACTTAATCTGACCGATTACTGCTCTAGCAATATCGTTAGAACTTGCACTTGATTGTGGAACAGTAATTCCAATATTATAATTATACATGGTGCTTGAGTTATCTGAAACAGTTGTTGCTACAGAAGTAATAGTTGGAGAAACTATAGATGAGTTATTAGATGAATAGACTGCTGGAGTCATACCTTCAATCATTGAAGGAAATTTGGAGTTATTCATCTCATTAAGCATTGGACCAAATTGTTTAGTTGCAGCCCTATTCATTACAAATTCTCCAGGGGTTAACATGGCTGGTACTGTATCAGATCCAACTGCACCACCCATAGCCATATACTTAGGAACCATTCCACCATAGTTCATTGGCATAATCTTACCGCCATAAGCCTTCAACTGTACACTGCCTTTAGCACCACCACCACTACCAGTGCCTCCTGTTGATCCCCCACCACCGCTTGAAGTATAAACAGTATTAATAATGTGG